GCAAGGTACGTGTGAACGTCAACACCTCATGCCTCCCGGCGGTGCCGCTTTACACGACCACCACCGAAGGTCTGTTGGATGACCTCACGGTGTCGGGCGCTCTGGTTGCGGGTGTGGTCACGGAACTGACCGCTTCGGCAATCTCGGCCATGACTGCGGTTGCTGGCTTCAGCACTGTTGTCACCGGCACCATCGGCGGCGCGCCGTAAATGCGTCCACTGGAGTTGTCGATCAAGGCGCACGGGACTGCGGAAGAATTGCAGTCCAACATCAAAAGCGCCTTGGCTCGGCAACTTCCAGAGTTGGCCCCCGCTCCCACTGCCCACGACGGTACGTTTGTGTGCGTGGCGAGCGGGTGGTCAATGCCTTCGTTTATTGACGACATACGCCAGCAGCGCGACATGGGCCGCCCAATTGTGGCGATCAAGGCCGCGCATGACTTCTTGTGCGAAAACGGCATAGAGCCGGATTTGTGGATCAATCTTGACCCGCGTGACCGCACGGAAGGCATCAAGCACGCCAACGACCACACGGTTTATATGGTCGCCTCGCGCTGCCCTCCGGTGACGTTTGACAAGTTGAAGGGCCGCAAAATTTTGCTGTGGCATTCATGGTCAGACGGCGAGGAACACAAGGCGCTAGGCGCAGGCAAGTTAGCCGTTGGCGGCGGTACGACAAGCGGGTTGCGAGCGATCAACATCGGTTACTTGCTCGGCTACCGAAAGTTTGTGTTGTACGGGTATGATTCGTGCAATGACACAGAGGGCCGTAAACGCTTTACAGGCGAACTGAGCGGCCCGACGATGGATGTATACGTTGGCGAGAGTCGGCGTAAATTCGTCTGTAATGGCGCTATGGCGCAGCAGGCGAAGGAATTTCAAATGATTTTCACCGTAATGCCTGACATTGAGGTGGAAGCCAAAGGCGATGGCTTAATCGCTGAGATTTTGAAAGTCAGGCGCGACGTAAGCGCCGCAGCGTAGGAGACAACAATGGCATTTCCTTCACGAGTACAGGGTTCCGGCACGTCCGGCGGTCAGACGCAGGCGATTTGTGGCGACGTATCGGCTTCCGTTACGGCGACCGGATCGGTTGCTGGCGATGCGGCCTCAGTGTCGGCGGTGGTCACGCGAGTGGCTACGGCTGCGGCGGGCACGGGCGTTAAGTTGCCCCCGGCTGAAGTCGGCGCGATGATGGTTGTTCGTAACGACGGTGCAAACGCGCTGGCGGTGTACCCGTCAACGGGCGGCACCATCAACGGCGCTGCATCGGACAGCATTGCGGCTGCGAAGGCAAACTTGTACTTCGGCACGTCCGATACGGCTTGGGTCTCCATCGACGGAGCCTGATATGCCGATTCCCTCGCGGGTTCTCGGCAGCGGCATAAACTCGTTGTCTACCGTCTCCATTTGTGGCGACGGTGGCGACGATTTGGTTGCTGTCGGAACCAGCGCGGGTGACGCATTGCAACTTGTTTACGTTTACAACTCGGTGGACACAACCCCACCGAACACGGGCGTCAAACTTCCGACAACGGAAATGGGCGCAACCGTTATGATTGCAAACAGTGGAGCGCATACCCTCACGGTGTACCCACCTACCGGGTCAACGCTAAACGGCGGGTCATCGGCAAACATTGCCGTCAACCACGCCAGTATTTTTTTTGCCGTCAGCAATTCCGCATGGTATTCGCTGAACGGTGAACGTGTGTAGAACCCCAATCCCCACAGGAGAAAGGCCATGTTAGACAGTGACATCAACAACGCCGACGCACAGTTGCACGTTGAGTTTTTTGTGAGTGACTTGAAAGGATGGGAGGGCAAGCCCTTCGTCCGCATTCAAGCGCCGGGCGACAAGACCAACATTGTTGAGCGTCCGGTTCTGGAGGAGCATAAGGCGCGATTCCCGCGTCAGTGGCTTTACTTTCAGATGAAGCAGAACGAGACGGATACGGCAGTGATCGGCACGCCGCTGGAAACATGGGAGGCTGAGTCAACGGACTTCAGCAAGGCGCAGATGGAAGAATTGAAGATTCTGCGCTTTCAGACCGTTGAGCAGGTCGCGCTGGCCTCTGACTCGCAGTTGCAGCGTATCGGCATGGGTGGGCCGGGTTTGCGCGAGCGTGCGCGTATGTTCTTGCAGACTCGCAACAAGAGCGAAGCCGCACGCGAACTGGATGACACCAAGCGGCAGTTGGCCGAATTGCAGTCGCAGATGGCCGAATTGCTTGACAAGCCCCGTCGTGGGCGACCGCCAAAGGAAGATAGTGCATGACAACAATGCTCCAACTTGTCCAACAGGTCACGAACGAGTTGGGCATTGGCACACCGACAACGGTAGCCGGAAACCTTAACCAAGACGTCATTCAGATTTTGGCGTTGATGAATGCGTCCGGCTACGAACTGATGACTAAGGCTGACTGGCGGCAATTGACCCGCCAGCACACTTTCTACACCGAAGCGTTGAGTACCACAGGGACGTGGACAACCTCGGCTGCAACGATTACTGGCATTCCAGACACCTCCACGCTGTCCACCGCGTATCAGGTCACTGGCGTCGGCATCCCGAACGCCACTTACGTCACGAGCGTCGATAGCGGCACACAAGTCACGCTGAACTACTACCCCACTGAAGGGCAAGTTGGCGGCGACCTCGTGTTCCAGAAGGTCAAATACGCACTGCCGAGCGACTATCAAAGCACGGTCAACCGCACGCATTGGGACAAGAGCAAGCGTTGGGAAATGCTCGGCCCCGAAAGCCCGCAGCAGTGGGAATGGCTGCTCTCGGGTTACATTAGCACCGGCCCGCGTATTCGCTGGCGGTTGTTGGGCAACTATTTTCAGATTTGGCCCGGCGTCAACGCTGGCGAACTACTCGGGTTTGAGTATCGCAGCACCGCGTGGGCAGAAAGTTCGTCAGGGGTTCCGAAACAGTCGTTCACGGCTGACAACGACACCTGCATTTATCCTGATCGGCTCATGGTGCTATCCACCAAACTCAAGTATTTTGAAGCAAAGGGTTTTGACACCACGGCGCTGTATCGGGACTATTTGATGGTGTTGGAAACGGTTGTGGGACAAGACACGGCATCGCCCAACTTGTCGTTTGCGCCGCGTCCCGGCACGGTTCTTATCGGCTACGACAATATTCCTGACAGCGGGTATGGTGCTGACTAATGCTTAAACGCCGTCAGTTCGTCCAACGTGCAGCGGCCAACGTGGTATCGCTGCCCGCACCCGTGGGCGGCTGGAATGCGCGTGACTCACTGGCAAACATGGCCCCAACGGATGCCGTGACGCTGGAGAACTACTTTCCGAGCGTGAGCAACGTCAACTTGCGTGGCGGCTATGAGCGTTACGCGACTGGCTTGCCGGATGACGTTGAAACGCTGATGACGTACTCGGGCGCGACGACTGACAAACTGTTTGCGATTAGCGACGGCAAAGTGTACGACGTTACGGCAGGCGGTGCGGTAGGCGCTCCGGTCGTTACGGGATTGTCTAATTCGCGGTGGGATTACACCAACGCCACAACGTCAGGCGGCAATTACTTGTACATGGCAAACGGCGTCAATACGCCTTACCTGTACAACGGATCAACGTGGACAAGCATCACGGGCGCGTCTACGCCTGCGATTACGGGCGTCACAACGACAACGCTGACAACGCCGACGCTCTTTAAGAACCGGATGTGGTTCATCCAGAAGGACACGCTCAAGGCATGGTATCTGCCAACCTCTAGCGTGGGCGGCGCGGCACAAGTGCTTGACTTGTCATCGGTCGCTCGATTGGGCGGCTACCTTGTGGCGATGGCCGCATGGACGATTGACGCAGGTTATGGCGTTGACGACAACCTCGTGTTTGTCACGTCCAACGGCGAAGTGCTGGTGTATCGCGGCACTGACCCAGCATCGGCGTCAACGTGGGCGCTGATTGGCATTTGGATCGTCGGATCGCCGGTGGGCGGGTCGCGGTGCTTGCTCAAGTATGCGGGCGACTTGCTGATTCTGTCGCTGGATGGACTGCTACCGCTCGCCTCAGCATTGCAGTCATCGCGTCTTGACCCAAACGTGGCGCTATCAGACAAGATACAAGGCGCATTTGCTACCGCCACGGCGCAGTATCAAAGCAATTTCGGATGGGGATTGTTGTACAACCCCAAGAACAACGCGCTGTTTGTGAACATTCCAGTTGCGGAAGGCGCGCAGCAACAATTTGTGATGAACAACATCACAAAAGCATGGGCAAAGTTTACCGGCTGGTATGCGTTCTGCTGGTCGTTGCTGAACGATGACCCGTACTTTGGCGGCGCGGGTTTTGTAGGCAAGGCGTGGACGACCGGATCAACGGGCTACGCTGACAACAACGCGAACATTGCGGCTCGTGCGCTGCAAGCCTTTAACTACTTTGAATCACGCGGGGTGAAAAAATACTTCACCCGTGCGCGTCCGAGCATCTTCACAAACGGTCAGCCCGCCATCGTCTGCGCGATCAACGTGGACTTCAGCATCGCAGACTCCACTGCTCCGCTGTCATTCAGCCCGCAGGTGGCAGGTCTCTGGGACGTTGGCCTATGGGATCAGGCTCTATGGGGGTCTGATGTGGAAATCACGAACAACTGGCAAGGAATCACCGGCATTGGTTATTGCGGCGCAATCCAACTGAATAGTACAAGCAAGAATATGCAGATTCAGTGGGCCGCTACCGATGTGGTGTAT